TAAGTGAGAATCTACAGTGTTAGCTCCAGAACCTTTAACAGACTCTAACATAGACATTTCTACGTAGTCAGTAAAACGAGCTCTTGTGTCAGACTCAGCTTTTAGGTACCATAAGTATCCGCCTTGTCCACCTTCAGTAGAAACTTCTACCCAACCAATACGAGAAGAATCTGATCCAGACACTTCGTAAAAGTCTTTCATGATGATAGGCTTGTTAGTAAAAGTTTTAAAATCTGGCTCATTAGCACTGTGTCTTTCAGCTTCTGTAGAAGCAGCAGCGTTAGTGTAATAACCAGTACCTTTACCATACTCAGAACCATAAACTAATAAAGTTGTACCTTTAGCAGTAGTTAACTGATCTACTTGAGTAGCGTCGTAAGCTTTAACAGTTATAGCAGCGCCAGTAATTGTAGTTACAAGACACTTGAATATACCGTTAGCATTAGCAACGACAACAGTGTCGTTAACTCTAACACCGTGGTTAGCAGCTGTAAAACCTGTAGCTTCATCAATATCGTGAGTTACTGTGAAAACGTCATTGTTAGACATGTTACCTTTGTAAGATAAGTGAAGTCTTCCTTGCTCAGACCATACTACCTGATCAGCAGTCATAGCTTCTTCAGCACTTACCTGTGCTAAAAAACCTGAAATTGTTCTTGGGCCGAAAACCTCAGCCTCTTTTTCCATTAAATCTGGAACGTATTGTTGACCCCAACCAGCATTTGAAGCTGAAGAAAGGTCTAAGTAATTTGTAGCGAAAGTTTGCTTTTTTGAAGCAGGTACGCTATTCAAATTAGTACCATTAGTAATTGCCATTTTTTTATAGTTTTAAATGGGTTAATAAATTATTTTCTGTTTTTAATTTTAAACTTAAAATCAGAAGAATTATCACCTAGCACTTTAACTTTCATGCCGCTGTTATTAGGAACTCCGCCAAATTGTTGGCGTGGGTTCATATTAACGTTTTTAGATTTAGCTACACTTTGTTTTAAAGCGTCTGCTTTACCTTGCTCATAAAAGTGCTGTGCTACAGCATCAGCATTCATAGCTGTGAATAAACCTTTGTGATAACCCTTAGCATCTTGTATTTCATTACTTTCATTAAGAAACTTTCCTATGAAGTTATTAATATCGCTTTGAGTATCTTTAACAGCGTCAGCGTTCTTAACATTAAACCTGTACTTTTTATCTCCAACATTGTATTCAAAACCTTTGAAGTCTTTGTTGAATAGTTGACTAGTCTTGTTTAAAAACGTTCTCTTCTGTTTTTCAGCTACTTTCCTGTTGTCTTCCGACTCCTTGTTATATCTATTAAAGAAATCAACGGCTTTTTGTTGATCTTGTGTCAACTTAGAGCCATACTTGATGTCTTCATAGTATTTGGATTTTACACTTTCCAAGTGGTTCTTTGCTTGAGCAACTTGCTCCTTCAAAGCTAATTTCTTTCTTTTTATATCTCTTTCCTCGTCTAGTTCTTCATCAAATGCAAATTGATCTTCCATCATGAAGTTTATTTCTTCTAAGTCTAGATGAGGTTTAGTTTGCTTATAGTATTCTTTTAGAAGACTCAAGTTGTCTAGATTTGAATAATCTTTGTTTAACTTAACATAGTCTTCTATATCACCACCAGTGTCACTCATAAAGTCAACTAACTTTTGAACGTTTTCTGGCAATGGTTTTCCAGTCTCTTTAGCTTCAGCTATAGCCTCTTCTACTTCTTCTGTAACTTGCTCAACCTCTTCTTTTACTTCTTCTTCAGTTACTTCTTCTAGTACTGCGCTTTGTGCTTCGGCTTCCGGCTGTACTTCTTCTTGTTCCGGTGTGGCGTCGGCACTTTCATCGCTTCCAACCACTCCTGTGTCGTCAGTTGAGCCATCTGCAGCTTCTGTTGTTTCTTCTGGTTTTTCATTTTCAATTGGTTTGTCTAAATCTATTTTGATTACACTGTCATCGCCAGCGCTTTCAAACTTACCTTCATCAACTGTATTTACAGTTTGTTCTTGTGTAGTTTCTTCAACTACGTTTTCATTTTCTTCCATAATATAAAATATAAATTAGTAAATTACTTAGGTTCAAACTCACCTAAATTAAACCCACCTCCAAGTATATCATTACTCGTTTGTTCAAAGTTTTTAGGTGGTTTACCTGATTTTCTTTGATCAATCATTTCTGACTGTTGAGTGGCTTGTATTTTAGTTCTTTCGTCTTTTCTATCCTCTTTAGTTTTCTCTCTATCTTTTAATACTTGAGAGTCTAAAGATTTTAACTGCATGTCGTATTGAAACTTCTGAGCAGCTAATTGAGCTTTCATTTGTGTTTCAGCTTGCATTTTACCAGCGTCAAGTTGAGACTGCATTTGTAACAATTGAGCTTCCGCTTGTTTTAAAGCTTGTTGCTTTTGAATTTCTAGCTGAGCGGCAGCTTGTTGTTGTTGAACATTGGCCTGCGCTTGAGCTTGGATGTTTTGCTGTTGCAGTTGTTGGTCTTTTTTCTGCTTTTTATCTCTTCTAAGCTTAAGTAGTTGATTAGCCACTTTGATGTTAGATATATCTCTAAGATCTATAGCGTCTTCTATATCTATAGTTTTTTGAGCCAACGCTTGTTGTATGTTATTCTCTAATAAAGCTTTTTGCTCTTCATCTGGAGCTAAATCTAAAAATATACCAAAGTCATATAAATGAAGCTCAGACATTTCTTTTAATGTAGCAGCATTATGAATTCCTACGCTTTGTATAAACGCTTCTCTAGTAGGGGAATATTCTATAATGTCAGATATACGAAGCGAAAGCTTTTCTGCGGTTTCAGCTGTAATAAACAATCCAGAATCAAGGATATGTCTTGTGGCGGTGTTTGAGTTAGCGGCTGCCATTTTTTGAACACCAACTAAAGCTCTTTCATCAGGCAAGCTACCGTCACGAGCTTCATTTAAACCGGTTACGTCACGTATCATCTGCAAATAATAGTTGTAATTACCTATTAACGCTTGTATCTTATTACCACCAGACCCAGATGTTATTTCTTGAATAGGTACTTTACCTGGATTCATATCGCCTTCAGAAGTAAATGATCTACCAATAACAGAACCTGTTTGGAAGAACATGTTTAAAGCTTCTTGAGGGTTATAATTAGTGCCATTACCTAAATCTACTTCAGCTAAACCGTCGGCATCTAAATAAACTCCATCTGGAACCATGCGCGACATTACCTGCTGCAACTTTAAGTGAGTAAGCTGTATCATATCAGCAAAACCTGTTATACGCTTGACTAAAGACTCTATACGACCTTTGTACATACGAGGAGCAACAATACTATAGTTCATTTTGACTTTAGTAAAATTACTTTTAGATCTCATCATATTTTCAGACATCTCCCACTTTAACAGCTTGTTTGTCCCAAGTATTAAAGCACCTTCATATAGTGTTTCAATAGCTCTTTCTAGTTTTGAAAAATTGCCTTCAACGTTTTCAGGTGGATTAAAGCTATCGTTTTTTTCTATAAGCTTATCAGCTCCGCTTCCAGTTTCTTTCACCTTATAAACCTCGTTCATATGTGTTTTATAATTAAAATATAAAACTTGAACTTTATTGTTGTCAGAGTCTCCGTATCCAGACCCGCCCTGATAAGAGTTTGTTTGAGCGTAGCCAGACTGTTGTACTTCTTCTAAGTCTTCTTGCGTTAAATAAGGAAATTGCTTAGCAAGCTCGTTAATAGGTATTGTCTTAACTTCTCCAACATAGTATATGTCATCGAAATATGGCGACTCAGTGTAGGAATAAACAAGGTCAGCTGGATCAACATAATCTATAGTGACACCTTCAGATGTAGTAAAATCAGTTTTAACAGCGCCAATACCTAAGACTGTCAAGTCGTAGTATAATCTTTTCTTTATTAAATCGTAATTATTACCTTCAAGCAGAACGTTTATAGCTTGCTCTTCAGCTATTTCCACAGCTTGTTTGTAGTTTAACTGCATGTGCAGCTCTAGTTCTTCTTGATTCTCTGGTAAGCTTTTTGGCTCGTTTTCATACAGGTTTATACCAAACTCAGCGGCTACAAAATCATTCATTTCTTTAGCCGCCATATCGTCAAGTATACTTTCCATATACTCTGTTCTTTTAGAAACTCCATACTCGTCTTGCGAGTAAGCTTTTATCTCAAAAGCCCTATCAGCTATACCGTTAACTACAATATCAACAAACTTAGGGATTATCGGAACAGGTGTCCAGTCTAAGTTTAAATAAGATAAGTCTCCATTTATTGATAACTCGTCTTTATATTTTTGAACTGATTGCTCTCCTCTAGCATACAGCCTTAACTTGTGAAAGTCATTAAGGTTGTTTTGATACCTATTGTGATTTCTATCATTATGAAACCACTCTGTTTCTATTGCTTTCGCAACTTTTAACCCGTAGTCATAACTTAACTTTTCAGCATCGCTAACTACTTGACTTGGAAAATAACTCTTTACAACAGACTCTGCCATATTTTTATTTTATTATTCTTGATGTGTTACCAGTATTACTATATTTAGAGATACTTACATTTAATGGTTGCTTTTTATATTCAGCGTGCGGTCTATACAAGTGTCTGTTACAAGCCATTATAGCTAAACCAGAACTTATTGTTGCATCAAACTTTGTTCTTTTGTTTATGTCAAACCTAGCCCAGTCGTTTAATGTTTCGTTAAAGTAAATGTTACCGTAAACCCCATCGCCTTTGTGGCCAACGTGATCGTTGATATACATTTCTACAGCAGCTGCGTGAGCTTGCTTTATATCTTCACTAGAGTTTGGTATGCCACCTATTTCTT